TTATTGTTCATCTCACTCAGGGATGGGTGGCACAGTAAATATGCCAAGTAGTGCTAATACAGATAGAGCAGTATTGATGGGTGGAATTACACCAAGTGCTAGTAATACTTGTGATTATGTTGCTATTTCAACAACAGGTAATGCAGCAGATTTTGGTGATCTAGTTAGAACACAAGGAGCTTTTGATGCAAGAGGTTCAAATACAGTGAGAGCAATTTGTGCAGGGGGTGGTGGAGCAGTAACACCTTCATCAGATATTAGTGAAATAATTTTTACAACACAAGGTAATGGTGCTGACTATGGCGATCTTAGTGCTGGAAATTCAAGAATGGGTGGTAATTCAAATTCAGTAAGAGCAGTATTTGGCGGCGGTGAAAAAGCAAGTGGTACAAACGATAACATAGAAGGAGTAATGATTACTTCAGGAGGTAATGCTGTTGACTTTGGAAATATGACTGCAGTAATGAGTGCGTGTGGAGGTTTAGCAAGTACAACAAGAGTAATATGGGGAGGAGGAGATGTTCCTGGTGGTTATTCAAATGTCATTCAATATGCAGAAATTGCTACAGATGGTAACGCTACAGACTTTGGAGATTTAACAGTTGTAAGAGGTTGGCCTACTGGAGTAAGTAATAATACAAGAGGTGTCTTCGCAGGTGGTTTTACTTATTCGGCTCCCGCATCAACTTATTATAATCAAATGGATTATATTACAATTGCTTCAACAGGTAACGCAACAGATTTTGGAGACTTGGTTTCAAATATGAGACCTGCTGGAACATCAAATAAAACAAGAGCAATTTTTATGGGTGGTGATACTGGTAGTGCATCAAATGTAATTCAATATATTGCAATAGCGTCTACGAGTAATACAACAGATTTTGGAGATTTAACAGAAGCAAGAATGTTAGGTAGTGCAGTTTGTGGTTCACATGGAGGTATTGAATAATGTCTAATTCAGGAAAAATTTGGAAGATAGGTTCTTATTATACTTTAGAAAGAGAAAATAAAGTTGGTAATCCTGAAGGAATGGTCGTAGCGTTAAACACAGGTGCGAGTGGTAATAATAATTCAACTTGTACAATTAATTTTGCATCAGCTGGAGGATCTACTTTATTTGGTGATTTATCTGTTACTAGACAACAAGGAGGTGCACTAGGTAGTGCTACTAGAGCGTTTGCTCATGGCGGTTATGTATCACCAGCAAACGTTACTACAATAGACTATGTTGAAAGATCCTCTAAAGGTAATTTTTCAGATTTTGGTGACAGAGGATCAGCTCAAAGAGGATCTACAAAAGATAGTATTGGTAATAATACTAGAGGTCTTATGGCAGGTGGTAAATCTCCTGCTGTTAATAATATTGACGTTATAACTTTTGCATCAATAGCTAATTCAACAGATTTTGGAGATCTAACAGCTGCAAGAGCAGGTTTTTCAGGATGTTCATCACCCACTAGATCGATTTTTGCGGGTGGTTCAACTCCTAGTTATGTTAACACTATAGATTTTGTAACAACAGCCTCTGCAGGTAATGCTACAGATTTTGGAGATTTAACGCTAGCAACAGGTAGTACGAACACTGCTAGTAGTGATATTAGAGCTATTATGATGGGAGGAAAAACTCCTTCTGTTACTACAAAAATAGATCAAGTGCTTATTGCCTCTGCAGGTAATGCTACAAACTTTGGTGATTTAACAGAAGCTAGAGAAGCAGGTGCAGGTTTATCCGATAGTGTTAGAGGTGTTTTAGCAGGTGGGGCCAATCCAAGTGAAAGTAACGTAATTGATATTCATTCTCTTAGCACATCAGGGACTAGCGTTGATTTTGGTGATCTTCCTGGAGTATCTGCAAACACAGGTGGTTCTTCAGCACAACACGGAGGATTAACATTAGGTATATTACAACGTCCATCAGTAACCTATATGCCTGGATCAGGGAGAACTTTGTTTTTAGCTGGTTCTGAAAGTAGCACTGCTCAAAGTGACATGGATTTAATACATATACCTACAACAGGAAATGCGTCTGACTTTGGAAATTTAGTTACAGCCACTAGATTATCAGGATCTTGTGCAAGTTTAACTAGAGGTCTTAACATGGGTGGTGTTAATCTTTTAAATTCTATTGAGTCTATAGAATTTGCTTCTCAAGGTAATGCTGCAGATTTTGGAGACTTAACTATAAGTTGTCATTTAAACACTGGTTTAGCGAGCACAACTAGAGGTATAAGCGGAGGAGCTTACACAGGCTCTGTAAGTAATGTAATAAATTATGTAACAATTGCTTCAGCAGGTAATGCAACAGATTTTGGAGATTTACTAGCAGCTAACGCAGGTCCGTCTGGTGCAGCCTCATCAACCAGAGGTCTTTTTGCAGGAGGAGATCTTGGAAGCTCTCCAAATACAACTAACGTAATACAATATATCACTATAGCCTCAACAGGAAACGCTACAGATTTTGGTGACCTAACTGCAGCCAATAGAACTTTATCTGGCACTTCTTCAGGAACAAGAGCTTTATTTGCAGGTGGTAATGATACAACTATGTCAAATGTAATAGCTTATGTTACGATTGCTTCAACAGGTGATGCATCAGATTTTGGAGATTTAAGTCAAGCAAGAGGTAGAGCAGCGGCAGGTTCTAATTCAATAAGAGGAGTTTTTGCAGGAGGAACGCACACAGGTGCTCCAGCATATCCTGACTCAGATGTAATAGATTTTGTAACTATATCCACGACGGGAGACGCTGCAGACTTTGGTGATTTAACAGCAGCTAAATCATCACCAACAGGTGTTTCAGACTCACATGGTGGTTTACAAGCTTAATAAAATATAGTAGTATCCTACAAAATGAAAGAAGAATTATTACAGTTATTTCCTACACCTTTATTAATTGTACCTTACGAAGAATCAATTGATGAAGAGTTAGCATATTTAAAAACTATTAGTTATCGTGAACAACAACAAAATGGTAACTATAGATCCGACGATTCATATTTATTACGTCAAGAAAAATTAAAAAACATAAAAAACTTTTTAGGCGAATCAATTAACAAATTCACAACAAATATTTTACAATCAAAACAAAGATTAGTAATAACTCAATGTTGGGCAAATAGAAACCCAAAAGGATCTAAACATCATGAACATATACATCCTAATAGTATTATATCTGGTGTAATGTATTTTCAAATAAACGAAAAATTACCACCTATACAATTTTCAAAAACAAATCAAGATGGTGTAAAATTAGATCCCATAAAGTATAATCAGATTACTGCAGAAACTTTTTTCTTACCTTGTAAACCAGGTGAGTTAATACTATTTCCATCATCACTAAAACATAGTGTCCCAATAAACCAAGGTGATGAGGATAGAATTAGTATATCTTTTAATACATTTAGTATAGACGCATTAGGATCAGAACAATCTTTAACACATTTAGATATAAGGAGGATGATGAATGAGCACAATTAAAAGTTATATATATGTAAAAAACCACATACCTAAAGAATTATGTGAAGAGTTAATAGATGAGTGTAATAAAGGTATTTGGAAAAAACACACTTGGAATAATTATGTAACAGGTAAAAACGAATCTGAACCTACAAAAGAATTAGATGTTATGAGTTGCACTAAAGAACAACAAAATAAAGTTACACCATATTTAGCTAACGCGTTAAATGAATATCAAGAAAAGCATAGTGTGCCGGGAGAAAAGACCCAAGGACCATGGCTCACGAAATTTAGCCCTATACGTTTTAACAGATATCCAGTTGGTACCATGATGAGAGAGCACTACGATCATATACACAGTATATTTGATGGTCAGATGAAAGGAGTGCCTTTAATATCTATTGTAGCCAACCTAAACGAGGACTATGAGGGCTCTGAATTCTATTGCAGAGGAGAGAAAATTAAGTTAAAAACGGGTGATATACTACTGTTTCCTTCTAATTTTATGTATCCACATGAAGTTAAAGAGACAACAAAAGGCACGCGATACTCGTTTGTAAGCTGGGCCTTTTAATATATAATGGAGTTATATGTTACAAAAGATAGGTTTTCAGCCAGGAATAAACAAACAGATTACAGAGACTGGAGCAGAAGGTCAATGGACTGACTGCGATAATGTCAGATTTCGTTATGGTATACCTGAAAAAATAGGTGGTTGGAAACAACTAGGAGATGATTCTCTTACAGGTGCAGGGAGAGGACTACATCATTTTGTAAATAGTCTAGCTAGAAAATACGCAATTATTGGTACAAACAGAATTTTATATGCATTTTCTGGAGGTGTATATTATGACATACACCCTATTAAATCTACAACAACGCTTACAAGTGCATTTAGCACGACCAACGGATCAGCTACAGTTACAATAACTTTTAGTGGTGCTCATAGTATTAGTGCGGGTGACATAATATTATTAGATAATTTTTCTACAATTACCAACTCTGATTTTGCAGCTGCAGATTTTAACGATAAAAAATTTATGGTAACAACTGTGCCTTCAAGCACAACACTAACTGTTACAATGCCATCTAATGAATCAGGTAGCGGTGCAACAACATCGGGTGGTGTTAGAGTACAACACTATTATCCAGTGGGTCCAGCTGTTCAAGCAAAAGGTTTTGGTTGGTCTTTAGGTTCTTGGGGCGGAGAAGTAGCAGGAGAACCTACAACCACTTTACAAAATGGTATTACAGACACTGCAACAACAGGTATTATATTAGTAGACTCATCACAGTTTCCAA